CTGTTTGCGTTACATTTCTTACTCTGAAATAGTCCGCAGAACTTGGAAGTGGAATCTTGATTCCTGCACCTGTAGAAGTGAAGGAACCGCCTGTGATAATAGTAAAAGGCATATATCCTCCTTAAGATGGTTGGAAGGTTGTTACATTCAGTCCAGAAATCCAGTTCTGGTTTGTAATCGCACGGGCAATCGCAAACTTAGCGTAGAGCTGTGAGTTCTGAGCTACAGAGGAAACCACCCATGGAGGACGATATCCCAATACCGCTGTGTAGTTGTTCTGTTCGATCTTTGCTGCGGCTTCTAGACCGTACATTGGGATCGTATAGACTGTGTTGCCTCTCAGCGAGATGCCCGGTGTCTTTGCTCCTTTAGAGGAAACAAAGAAGCGGAATCTTGAGATGGAGCAATATTCTTCAGGTCGAATGCCTTCTTGTGTTGGGTATGCTGACTTAAGCAATACACCCTGCACTTTCTGCAAGTCTGCTGACAAGTTAGTGTTTGCAAGAGCAATAAACGCATCACGCACACCAGCTGTACCGAATCGTAAAGTTGCCTCTAAGTCGGTTAGCATTGTACGAGCATCATTGCCAAGAAGAATGTTTTCGATGTTGTTTACATCATTCAAAGAGATATTTGACGGCTGATCGCCGTTTAAGCCCCCAGTGGCGTTTATGTAACTGACGCTCGAAGCGAATAAATCGCGCATTAGCAAATCTTCCTTCTCACGAAGCCATTGCCCTAGTAGTGCTGTGAACTTGGTTAAGGTCTTAGAGTTCTCCCACAGAACGACTTGTTCATTGGTTACGATAGATTTAGCATAAATCTCCATCGTGGCATCAATGTCAGTACGTACTGGAACTTCAGAAGCGGGGTCAATCCCAGAACCATCAAGTTGGCCGCCATCAGTAGAAAGACGCTCAAAGCGAGACATACGCGTGGTTTTACCAACGTAGCTTTCAGCATGATGGAGATCTACCCCGAAGGAGTGGATCAAATTGAACATAGGGGTACTTAAAAGGTCCTCCGAAGCCTGCACAGGTAGCTCTGGAGCCATATTCTGAATATTCGTGATTCCGGTCTGCATAAAAAAACCTCGTCATTTTTACAGTTGATATTTCATGTTCATTGCGAGTGAACTAAATTCAGCTGTACTGACGAGGTACGATGCAGTCGGGAGGTGACGAACTCTATGTCACGTCACACCCAAAAATAATTATAATTATAATTTTAGTCAAGGATGGTTATCCCATATTCCTTTAGAAATTCTTTACACCATTTTATCTTGTCTTCTACTCTTTGACCTGCTGGTTGTGCCCTATGCCAAAGTTCTAAATTCTCAATACGATTGTCATTACGGACACCATTCTTATGATGAACAGTTTCTCCTTTTCTTAACGGTCTTCCTAGGTGCTGACTCATGATATAAGTGTGTTCGTAAATTCTTCCTCTTTTTTGAGAATTTGGATGGTTTACTCTGTTTATATATATGTACCCATTAGGATCTTTATGACCACTTCCATTGGGTTTTTTGAACTTCTTGGGTTTTGATAGGTCTATATTGTTTTCAATCCTATATGCAACAAATTTTACGTGATTAATTATTTGTCTAGCACATTCCTTAGAACAAGTGTTTTGTTTCCACTTTTTGCTAAAATAATCATTGTTGCAATGTACACATTTGCGATTGAAATGCTCTGGGGTAGTAGTTCCATATTTCTTTAATAGACCGTAACAACTGTAACATGTTTGTTTAGCTGTGCATCCTGAATAGGATTTGTGACAATGCTGGCATATCTTTTCTGACATAATCCCTCTAAGATCATCTCTGTTTTAAAAAACATGTCGACCGTCAGAGTAACGGGATTCGGGTGCCCCCTAGACATGTTAACGTAAATCATACCTCATAGTGGATTGGATGTCCACGTATTCTCATCAACTTGTTGCTGTCTTATTCTTTCCTCATTTTTCTTTATCTGATCATTCAATCTTACTGTCAAAATATCAATCTGTCGTGCCATATGAGCTAATGCCATTGATAAGTTGAATGTCTCCTTAAAGTGCTCGGGAATTTCAGAATTCGGGTATCTCTCTTTGTACATTTGAATTTGTACTTTGTTTTCTGTTTCTATTCTTACAGCATGATCTCGAAATGTAATTTCCAAGGCTTCCATGGTGTAGTTAGGTTCTTGGCTCATTTTCCCTCCATAATTCGATCATTTTCGCCATGTCTTTAGATGGAGATTTTACATAATCAAGATGGTACAAATCTCCATGTAGATGATTCCATGCTTTTGCAAACTGGATCAGTTCATCAAAGATTAGGTAATCTTCTCCGAATGCCCATCGAGCAAACTTTTCTGAATCTTCTTCTGACAAGAATGATCTGGCAACATCTTTAAGTCCTGGTCGCAAGACGAAGTTCATTTATATTCCTAATAAGTTATGTTTTCAGCATTAATTTGTTCTGTCCACATGGATATTAATGTATGTATTTCTCCTAATCTAAATGAAGCTTTTATGTATTGTTCTTCTTGTAAGTATCTACTTATGAGCATGAGTGATGCTTGTATATGCTCAAAGCAATCAAACGTTTTTTCTATATCACTTCCGTCTCCTAGATTATATGGATTCATTACTCGACTCCCTTTCTAACGCGTTGCATCCTAGCCCAGTTTTCTGCTCTGCGCTGTTCTATGTCTTGCATACTTTCTCTTCCTCTTTCACCTGTTGGAGAAGGAGAAGGACTAGAAATAGAGCGAGGCTTGTTGCTATTCAAATCTGCACGTACCATTTCTTTTTTTGCTGTGCTATGATTAGGAATGAACTTTTTCACGGCGTGATAGATATCATGCCACTTGTCGAATCCCTCACCTAAACGCTGCAATGGGCGCGATACTTCGGGATAGTGGTAATCTAAGTAATCGAGGTTTTCTTGGGAACATACTTGGCGGAAATCTGGGAACTCCTTTTGAATCCTATTAGGATATTCACACACCTCTCTTTCGGCCTGCTCTTGAGCATATCTCTTTTCTCTTTGTGCAAGAATGGCCTCGACTTTCTTCTCAATACGCTGTTCTTCGCTTTCCTCAGTTTGCTCATTCATGCCATAGTATTGTTGATATGCCTGGGGAGTCGGTGCTGATTTTGAAAAAGCTGCCTCCATCGCTGCTTTAAGAGCTGCAGCCTCAGCTTCTTTTTCAGCAGCTCGTCGTTCGGCTGCCTCTTTGTCAGCACGATCTTTTTTTCGGGCTTCTCTAAAAGCGCGCCAGTTAGGGTCTTCACTTGTCTCTGTTCCACTTTCTACAGGTTTTTGTTGTTGATTATTTGTTTCAATTGCTGGGTTAGATACACTGGCCGCAGCTGGTACTTTATCGATAGTTTCTGTTTGATTAACTTCTTGATTCAAAATTGTCATGATGAGGGCTCCTTGTGGATGATAACAACAATGTAGAACAAACCGAAGAGAAGGTCAATAACAAGTTTGAAAATGAAATGATATTGCAGAAGTTGCGTGAGCAGCTTTCTAAAAGCTTTTCTGAATATCGCACAACGATGAAATTCATGGCAGCAGACGCACCTATTGAAATACTTTGTTTACAACCTGTGGTTGAAAAAATTCTTTTAAACAGGGGATGTTTGCGTATCTACGATGTTTTTAATTTGGATCTTGCTAAAATCGAAGGGATCGGGCCTACTCGACTCAGGCACCTTACAACCTGCCTTGATCAATTCTTCTCGATGATGTAGGAAATACTCGTGTTCAGATGGCATATCTATACCACTTTCATAACGGATGTACTCCCAGAATTTACCCTCAAAGAAGGCGCATGACCATGCTTGCATTGTTTTATACTGCTTATGAACTACAAGAAGTGATGCAAGCTCGGCCATCACCATATCTGAAGGTAGCACCCATAGTCTTTTTGTTATCCTGCCTAGATGTTTGTTGTATAAGAACACTGCTTGATTTGGCCTGGGGCTAGGCAGATAGGGCCAGCAGTAGAACTTGCGTCGCACTAGATTAGAGATAAGAGGATCCTTAGCTACAATCATAACGACGCAGAACTCGTTCTCATCGATCATATCGTGATATGTCTTTACTGCCTCATTAAGGTGCGTAGCAATATCATCAGACATTGCATGGCCCACTTCAAGTGCATTATACTTCGTCGTGTCTGAAAATGCTTTCTTGGATAACTCACCGGCTGTCTTTCTCTTCTTCATTATTTACTTCCAATTGGTTGGATTCTACTCTTTTAAACTTTAGTGCTATTGTTCCTTTTTCTCTAAGAACATCCGTCTCCTTAGACCTAAAAACTTTAATTAAATATGGCAATCTATCAGCGCAGTCTTTAACTCTTTCCATAAAGAAATCTCTTTTCTTTTCTCTTTCCGGTGAGTCATAGGGAATATCTGAATAAATTAATTTTAGTTCGTATATTTTACAAGACTCCCAATCTGGATGTATTTCTCCGCCATCCATAAATGCCTCTTCCAACCACTTTTCTGCTAACTCAATTGAATCAAATGATTCGTATTCTCCGTTAATTCCGTCGTATGCCAAATACTTGTTTTTCATTATCTAAATCCTTTAAATATGTCTCCAAATACACTAAAAATGTCGTTGTTATTACACATGAACACCCGCAACTCACCGTCACCATACTTTTTTCTTAACCATTCTGCCAACTTCATTTTCGCGTGTAACTCACTTAAACAGTTTTTCACTACCGTCTCCTTGTCGGTGTGTATTCCGTACTCGTATGTTATTCTGAAATCCATGAACACAAATATAAGCAATCGAAATTTAACTACAAAATAGTTTTGTATGTTTTATAACATATTATAGATTATTACACAGCCAATTCATACCATCATTTATCCACTTCCCGCTATTATGGAACATTACCTTATTTGCCTTTGGGTATATGTCCAAGTCTCCGTACTGCTTTGTTTTGATACGATAAAATCCTTGTTTCTTTTCTTTAATAGGATATATCATTTGTAGTCCTTCAAGCACGTATGTCTTAAAATCGTATAGGTTCTGATCCCTCTTTTGGTTTGTTCTGTTTTTCATTTATTAAGTGCCAACCTAAATATTTCTTTAATGCTTTTAATTCGGGTGTTATTGTTATATAACACTGCTTTTCTTTAATGTTAAATTCGGTTTTACTTCCCTCGTTTAAGTAAGCAAATGCTTCTGTTAAACTTCCCATAACTAATAATTTTTATTTTGTGACTACCTGAAACTTGTCGATGTGTTTTGATAACACGCTTTCCATTATCGTAATTACTTTTTCTGATTCTGACTTCTTACAGATAATTGAATCGTGTACTGTCAGATATATAATGTTTTGTTTCGCAAGTTCGTTCCATATCTCACCGAATATGGCTCTTTCTGTACGTTGCATTAAGAAAGCTAAGTTGCTGTATTTCTTTTTAGACGGATTGTGTATGTTCTTTTTAGACTTTATCTGCTTTATCACACGCCCCGCCTGTGGGTAGTACATATCAAATATCTTCTGTCCTTTGCCTTTTGTACTGCCAAACATCATCTCGAACATAGCTACTTTAGCTGACCTTCTGTTGTTTAAGTGTAATTTATCCTGTAAGTCTGTGTAAATATCTTCATTTTCCGTTACTGCTGTCGTAAAATCGTTTTTACCTATACTATTTTTCAACACGGTAGCAAGTATAGTCGGTTGTGACGCTTTTAAATCTATTTCTACCGTTTCTTCACCATCAATTTCTATAAATTCCCTTAATATCGTAGGAACAAGACTTATTAACGAGTGAATCCGGTGTCCAAAATTATCTTCACTAACAAAATCAAGTAATTCATCGTCCGTATCTGATTCATTAAACCGCTGAATAAGATTCCAAACGTATTCCATAGTGTGCGAATATTCGTCAAATGTTAATTGTCCACCTATGGTATTACACCTACTTACGTATTCCTTGTACTTGGTTTCTGTTATTATTTTGTACTTTTCTTTTGAAATTTTAATTTTTGTTTTTTGCAAATTTTTCAACAACTGTCTTGCTTCTTTAGATAGGTTTTCGTATTTACGCTTCTTGTTGTTGATTATGCTTTTTACCACACGCCGACTTGTAGTAACAGTTTTAACACCGTTTACTTCTTTAACCTCGTGTATAAAATATAACTGCTGTCCGTAACTATTTTTTTTGTCCAAAAGCGTAATTACCCCTGTGTTAATAAGCATTTCTAAAATCTTCTTGTACTTGATGAATTAAAGCATCTTTATCTTCTCCAGATTTATTTAAAGTTTCAATTCTTTTAATTAAGCGAGCATGTATCTGGCTCAAGGGAGTTTCTTGATGTAAAAAATTTCTTACAGCTAAAACCCTCGGGGCATCAGGGTTTTCATTTAAAGGGACAACCAGGTCTTTTATTTCAGCCCATTCTACAAATCCTTCTCTTAAGTCTTCTGGTTTGATTTTATCTCCATAATTTTTTCTAAATTCAGTAGTTATTTTAATATTGTTCTCAGTCATGTATTTACCATCTATAAGTTTAAAAAATACAACTTTGCTTATTGGTAATCCACTGTTAATGGGTTGGGAGGAGTGCCATGATGCACATGCTTTGAAAGCCTCTATATCAATCTCCAATCTTTTAGATTGTAATGAATTATTAGGATAGTTTTTGTTATTATCAATAGC